TATACAAGCACGAACAAGCTAGTGTATTATTGAAGCGCCTAATATCTGTAGAGCAAGTATTTACGCACGAAGATAAGAAGTGTAAGCCTGATGGTATTACGATGCAAGATATCATGATCGACCTTAAAACAACCGAAGACGCATCACCTAGGGCGTTTGGTCGCTCGGCAATGAAGTATAGATACGATGTGCAAGCGGCTTGGTATATGGATATACTTAGAGAAAAGGGCCATACGATTGAGGGTTTTGTGTTTATTGCGGTAGAGAAGTCACCTCCATACGCTGTAGCGTGTTACGTTATAGAAGATGAAGACGTAGAGATTGGCCGTCAGAAATATCAAGAGAATTATAACACTTGGAAAGAATGTAAGGAATCTGGGAAATGGCCCGGATTTGGATTAACTAAATTGCAATTACCTAATTATGGAAAATAAAGAAGAAAAATTTGAATTAGCGCAGAGGCAAGCCAAGGCTTTGTCTATGTCCACGGTTATTCCTAAGGAATACCAAAACAACATCCCTAACACTATGGTCGCTCTAGAGATGGCTCAGAGAATTGGAGCATCGCCTTTAATGGTTATGCAAAATTTGCACATCATTCACGGAAAGCCGTCTTGGAGTTCTACATTTATTATTGCAGCCCTAAACAGCTGTGGTAGATTTAGTGCATTAAGATTTGATATGCAAAAAGACAAATGCAGAGCATTAGCCAACGAGATATCTACCGGGGAAGTCCTTGAAGGGCCTTGGATCACGCTAGAAATGGCAAAATCAGAGGGTTGGTCGACTAAACCGGGTAGTAAATGGAAAACTATGCCTGAGTTAATGATGAGGTATAGGGCAGCTGCCTTTTTTGGAAGGCTTTACGCTCCAGAAATAATGATGGGTATGTACTCAGAGTTTGAGCAGCAAGATATGCAACAAAATAAGGCTACTCAGATTCAAGAACTGATAAAGCCCATTGATGAAAGTCCTCAAGACGATTCATCCAGCCCCGACCAAAATCCTTAAACGATGGGATACCTTTAATCCAATCACATCTCCACTCGTAGAGGGCCTTGTATACGTTTACTGGGCCTTCTTTTTTTATAGCCTCATTCATAGCGTATATACTACGCTTACCAATCTTGCCATCTACGCCTAGCTCATAGCCATACTCAGAGTTTAGGAACTTTTGCACTTGGAAGCAAGCAGTAGTGCCTGACCCCCATGCAAAATCAGCACAGAACTCAGCAATGATTTGGTTGTTGATTCTTGATCCACCAACAACATCCCAATACCATTTATAAACTTGCACCCACTTTTCTTTAGGCATCTTGTAGAAATCGCGTACAGATTTGTCACTGCGACCGTGTATGCTAGCCCACGCTTGGAATGTCACGCCCACGTTAGTGTGGTATCCTTTAGGGTTGGGATATTCCGCTGTATCTGGAACTACGTGCCTTGAAGCACTATCTAACTTATGGCAGCTCAAGCCACCTTCCCATTTTTTTATGTAATCAAAGTTTACGTCTTTTAAATTAGCCATATTGTTCTGTTTTTTCAATAAGTTTTCGTAAATACCATTCTGCTTTTCGTAGGTCTTCAATTCCGTTTTTATTTTTGTATCGCCAATTATACTTGAAAATATTCCCACGTAAGTAACCAATAAATTCTTCATGTGACATTGCTGCTTCTATGGCGTCAATGCACTCTATATCTCCTTGGTAATGTTCCGGCTTGTTCACGTTGTCATCCATAAAAGTCTAAATTGTTCGAAGGGCAAATCTATGTAATAATTTTCACCATTACCAAATATTACCTCTGTACAATCAAAACTAGCATAGGCTGCTACTACTTTGGTTAAGTCTAAAACACCCTCTCTAAGTACTTCTATTTCATCAAAATCAGCCTTTAATCCTATCATTTCGTATATTGGATCAACGTGCTTTTCTAGAAATATATAATTAACGTCTATCTTCATATTATTTTATATGTAAAAGCATTTACTTTTAATTCTTCTTTACCGTCTTTTCTGATTCTCTCAGGATGTAGCTCTAACCATCTGCCGCCTAAAGGCTTTGGACTTGCTCCACGTTCAACGTGCCATCCACCTCTACCTTTGTTGTATTCCTCTTTGTAAGTTGCAGTACGAACCATCAAAATATCTTTAAGCTTGACTTTGTTGCTTTGTGTTAGCCTTTCGACGGTGTAGGTCAACTCATGGTCTTCGTGAACGTGACCCATCCATATTAAATTAGCGCCTTCAACCATTGTAGACATTCTGTTGAATTGAATCGTTCCCTTGGTCACTGGCCCACCACCACCTGAGCCATGAAAATACTTGATATTAAAATTGACTTTGCCGCTACTATTCTCACGATAGAAGTTATAAACTATCCAACCTCCATATCCACCAACCTCAACATTAGTGTCATTGGTTGAGTTCAGTCCATATACAAAACGTTCAATAACGTCTGTTTCTTGTCTTTTTAAAATGTTCGTTTCGTGATTGCCATACCCTACAACCTTGATAAGATGAGCGTATGGTGAAAACCATTTAACCGCATCATTCACGACTGCATCTAAGTAGTTAGATTTGTTATGTTCTGGTAGGATATCTGACTTGTTTTTACGAGGATCATAGGCTCCTTGCATGAGGCAAAATGTATCCCCGTTAAGCAGTATATCTGCGCCTATTTCTTTGGCTTGGTCAAGGTGACGCTTAAGTAACTCACGGTCACACTTTGGGTTATCCCAGTGGATGTCTGAGATGAGTAATACTTTTTTGGGAGCAAATTCATTCCGTAGTACGTGTACATTTGTCTTCATAACTTTATTTTTAACAACAAAAGGGTAATTATACCAAGACAAACATAGACCCAAATGGGTGTTTTGTACTTAGTTATGACCTTTGGGGGTAGTTGTTTTGTGATTGTAATATACGAAGTATCTGGCTTTTGAGTTATAGTAGTAGTAAAAACATCATGTTTTCTTATTACTTCAACCCTAACAGAGCCGGTATCTATACGAATAGTGTCTAAATAACTAAGCGTATCTATTTGTTTGTGGATAAATGTATCACGAATAGTGAAGGTGTCGATTACAATAGAGGTATTGCAGTAAGCACTGTCTTTTTTGCAAGCTTGCTTATGATGCCAGTTTGCAGAACATGATGCAAATAATACAACTATTGCAACCCATCTCATTTCTTTTTAACAAATTGTTTATAGTGAAATATACTTGCCCATGTAAACAAACAAGCATATCCAACATTCATTAAAATTTCCGTATTTGGTGGGTAACTCATATACAATACATTCCACAAACCCATTACTGCGGGTAAAGCCAATCCGACTCTAAGTAATATCTTTTCTGCCAATGGCAATTTATCAATTCTTGACACTTGTCTACCAAAGACAAAAATGTAGAATAACGTTGCGTTGACGCAAACCAATAAATTGGCTACCTCATTTATTATTTGTAGTAGTTCCATCTTGTATTTTTTCTTTAAAGAAACGTTTGCTAATTGCCTCAACTCCTTTTAATCCAATGAAGCCAAGTATAAAAGCAATTCCGTTTTCGTATTTAGTGTTTTCAATCTTGGTTAATTCCATGATAACGGGTGTTAAATAGTTAGCCGAAGCCGTACCCGTAATGATGGCGAACAAAGATTGCTTGATGTTCTTAGCCCCTTCTTTTCCAAGAAACAAAAGTGAGCCTAACAACCCCGCAACAGATTGCATGATGTTAATTCCTATTTCGTCTAAAAAGGTTTTCATGGTTTTATTTTATTTATTTTATATCTATTTTTTACTCTATTTGCTATCATGTTCGATATGGTTGATGGTGATAACCCTAATTTCTTTGAACATTCTGATATTGACTCAAATGTAATATCTAGTTCCCCACAATAAACTTTTTTCTTGTTTGATTCCCATGTTTTATGCATAGATTCTATAGGATTCTTCTTGCCTTTATTTAAGTGGCTTATAGTGGCTTTTGTTTCTTTTGTATGCGATTTGCCATAAAAAGGATTGAGGTGTCCTTTTCTTTTTTTTGACATCTTATCCCTAGTTTGCTTAGAGGCTTTTTTGCCGGTTAAAGATTTAGATATTTTTTCTTTTTGCTCTTCAGATAATTGTTTGCCTTTGTTCTTTAAAGATACCTTTTTGTTGTGTTGTGGGCTATTCCTACTTCCGCTACGCGTATCCCCTCCAATGGAAGTGTTTTTTAGATTATAATAATTAACATTATTGGCTGCATCTACATTAGATAATAGCCATTCTTCCATTTGTCTAAAATTTCTTCCTATATAAATTATTGATCTTTTAAATGAATTAGGCCGTTTCTTATATGCTCTTTGAAAATACAACCCACTACCAACATACCCATCATCAGGCGTGCCAAGATGACTACCGATATAATACATATCTGTATCTAAATCATGCCATCTATACACAAACCCTATCAATGTGGAAGGTCTTCTTCAGTTGGTTCGGGGAAGTACTCAGGGTGCAACTCTTTACATTTCTCAGTCCATTCAGCGATAGCCCTTGATGAACCAAAAACGTGTATTCCGACGGGCTTACACCACACCATTTTGCTATCCCAAGAACTTAAAGCATCGCCACTCCACAATACATCAACGTGGTATTTAGTTGATAGAATAGGTGCAGTTGTTTCGTTGCCTTCCTCGTCGTATTCGCCTTCGGTTAGGACTATATTACCCAATCTTACTATGCTATGAGGATGGCTTGGGTTACCTTCCTCGTCAACTCCTAAATTGTCGATGTAGGTGTTGGCTTCTGTTTCTGATTTAAATTCGTATTTTCTGAACATATTTATATTGTTGTTAATTCGATACACTCGGCATCGGTTAGGGCGGTTGGGAAGTATAATAATTGTTTCACCTTTCCAAATAAATTTTCACTACCCGTAGCATTTGTAAAACTTAAATCATTTAATCCTAAAATACTATCAGTGCCAGTACCGCTATCAACTAAAACTCCATTTACAAACATTTTATAATTAAAGGAATTGTCAAAACTAATGGCAATTTTGATGTTGTCTTTAGTATCCGATACAATATGCGTTAGGTCTACTGATGCTGAATTATTGCCCTCAATTCTTGCGAAAACTTGATTTGAAATTGCTCTATATCCAAAAAGAACTCTGTTATCATTAGTACCATCACTTAATGTAATGAACCTATTTGTTAAATCATTAAATAATGAACTGCCTTCATAAAACAAAACACCTTGAGTGGAATTAAAAACAGAACTATCTCCAGCACCACTACAAGAATCTTGCGACCTCGTTACACTACTTCCATAGGTAGGTATGTAGGATGTGGGGTAACTTCCC